AAATTCCTCAATGCGCACCGGACTCAAGTCCTCTAATACTGCAAACCTTAGGATTGCCGTAGGAGGATCTGGGAAAAGTACTGTGGATGAAAATTTCATCCCGTACCTTCATAGTGACGGAACCCTTTCCCTTCCAAAATGGAATAGAAAGGCCTTTGCCCTTGGCAAAGCAACACGTGGAAATTCCACGCGGTTTCAAAGGTCACTAATCGCGGCTAATATTATTAGCCACAAGCTTGCAACGCAAGTATTGCCAACGCGCACGGCGCGAGACGTGTTGCGTTGGATCGAGGAGTGGGAGGGAATCATTGATTCCCTTCTCTTATTTGATACGAATCTTTTCAATGAAAAGAATCGTCCACTCCTTCGCTTCCTTTTCCGGAAGGTATTCCACATTTCAATGTTTAATGTGGACTTGGTGACTTCTTACTGGAAGGAGTTCACCCAGGTGTTTTGGAACAATGTTTCGAAACAATACACTCTGGAAGATATTCGGATTTGTGAAAGGAATCCTTTCCGTAAGCTATTAGCTTACATTCCGATTCGTGATCTGCAGACCAATGGTCTGCGGACCAAACTCGAGGGAACCGCAGTGGCCCATCTTACCTCAACGAGGCAAATGGTCCCTGGTGGTGTTACCAAACAGGTAGCAGCCCTCGACAAGTTCTTTGCAACGACTTCGGTACCATTTGTACCAACAGCCGTTAACAAGGAACGAGCTTACATTGGAGCTGAGTTTGTCGGGAAGAAAATTTCTTCTCGCAAATCCACTTCCAATTTGACGGCTCTCTGCCACATCTCGCTGTCAACAGCGGGTGACGTTGACTTTAGTAAAGTCAACGGTGGGCGGGGAGCTGCAATCCAGGAGGATATCAGTAAGATTCTTACTGACTATCCTTCCGTTAGTGGGCTCCTTGAGCTTCCGTTCGGTATTACCGTTCGCGAAGAGCAAGGGGTGCCACGTTACGCAACGTGGGGTCGCCCTGAGAATCTCAGGTTGAAGAAGAAACTTGCTTCTTCTGACCCGCGTTGGAAAGCCAGGTTTGTGTGGTCTGATGCACCCGTTTACGGGTTTGGTCAGCCACGTCAGGATTATGATCCTGAAGTTGAATCTGGCGAGTATGCGCTCGAAGGGTACGATTCGTACCTCGGAGTGCAAATCTTTTACGCCGCTCTGCTGGTAGCCTTCAATGAAGGTTATTTGGATATTCAAGGGAATCCCTTAAAACCATTTCCAGCTAGGACCTCTGTGGTCCCTGAGCCTGGCGGAAAAGCGAGAATTATCACTACCACAAAGTGGTGGTCGATCATTCTTCAGCAGCCCTTTGGTCATTTGACCAAGAGTCTGCTGTCAGGACATGTCTCTGCTGAAGCCGGGCTCAAACGAGCCGACCAAGCATGGTTATACCTTGACCTGCTTCACAATGTGAAGCCTTTGGCCAATGGTTATGTCCTTTCTTCTGATCTAGAAGAAGCGACTGATGCAATTGCACCGGAAATCGCTGAAATCATGATCAGAGGTTTTTACCGTGGAATTGGCTATGCCAAAATCCCCAAACTCATTGAGATTGGTATCCAATTAGGATTACGG